GATTATAGCCACGACTTTCATAGACCGGCCTTCTTGCGGACATCGAGCAGGACCTGGAGCGCATGGAGACCCTGATGGCCGGATGCGCCGAGGGCATCGCGGCCTTCGATGCGATCGATGAATGCGCGCATCTCGTCGACATAGTCATCGTCCCAAGAGTGCGTCGGGCTCGCATAGTTGTTGAAATGCACAACGTCGGGCAACTTCGGATCAGGTTGCCACCGATAAAGACATCGTTTGATGAGATCGCAATACAGCGTGCCATCATCTCCGATGATCCTGAACTCCCGCAACGGGATCGGTGCCACAAAATCGAGATGAAAAGTCGAGCGGCAACCGTCGCCATGGAGAAGCATGAAGTCGGCGATATCGTCACAGTTGCGCAGCATTGGATTTACATCGCTATCGCCGTTGCCGACGCGAAGACCGAGATGAGCGTTCGCCATGATGACCTTCGCCCATCCGAGCAGGTGCATTGCCAGATCGACCTCGTGCGAGCCGGTATTCAGGATAACTCCGTCGGAGAGATAGAGCGGCTTACTGCTCGCCTGCGCGCAGGTGAACTGCGCCCAGAGCGGCTTGCCGATCAGACCGGCATCGAGCCATTCCTTGGCCTTCTGGACACAGGGATGGAAGCGCAGGTTATTGCCCATCATGACGACGGCACCGTTCTTCTCGGCGAGATCGAGCAGTTCCTGTAGGCCATTGTCGGATGTCGAGATCGGCTTTTCGACCAGCATGTGCCGGCCGCGCTCGGCGCAGGCACGGATGCAGCCGATGTGCATCCAACTCGGCGTCGCGATCACGACCGCATCGCAGTTCTCATAAATGTTGCGCTCAAACCCGACATCGCAACGGACTGCCGGATCGTATACGATTACCGGATGCCCGAGCGAAGACAGGTTGTGCACATGCCGCTGCCCGATCGAGCCGTATCCGACCACGCCGATCTTCATGGCCGCACCTCAAAGACCGGAAACTTGCCGAGCACCGTGACAGATTCAACGTTGTTGTCTCCGCCGCTGCCATAGACGCGGCGATATCCAGGATGCGCGAGCCAAAGAGCGCTGAAATTCATGTGGTAAGAGAGAACGTCATCGCAATGATGATAGGGCTGTGCGTAAGGTGCCTTTGGATAGTAGAAGTCATGGATGATCATGTGGCCGGTATCGGCAAGGACGCGGTCACCCTCAGCCACGATCCGGAACCAGTCCGCCGGATCGGTCAAGTAGAGACAGAATCCATAGATCACGAGGTCGAACGCGCCGTCCGGCACCGGCAGCGATTCGGCGGTGCCGCGATAGATCGGTACGCGGCGGTCGGCAGCTTCGCATCCGGCCTGAGTGCTCGGCTCAATGCCGACGATCTCGCAATCGAATTTTTCTCGCAATGCCGCCAGCCGCCAGCCATTGGCGCAGCCGATCTCCAACACGCGCTTTGGCTTCAGGTTGAGATAAGTGATGGCCCTGTCGACCGGATCGTGTTTTCCGAGCTTGTCACGGTTGCGCTCCAGCCACGCGTCACCCTCGGACTGAAGGAAGATATCGGCCTGTCTCATTTCGCCAGCTTTCCAACCAGATCGGAGATAGCTTTGTCGTTCGCATTGATCTGCTTCAGGACCACCTTGGTTTTGGTCGGCTCGCTCTCTAGGGCGATCTCCAGCAGCCGCATCCAGAGGCCATTGTTGTTGCTGCGGATGCTGCGGACCCGGTCGATGATCACTTTGTTGGTCATCGAAACCTCCCGAACAGGATCGCGGAAATCGGTTGCCCGTCGTACAAAAAGTGATTCAGCAGCTCGCCTTCCTGCTTGAACCCGCTGCCCTGGATAATCTTGAGCATCGCGGTGTTGGTTCTCGCGCATCCGGCTTCCAGCTTGCGGATGCCGCCGCCTTCCTTGTCGATCAGCCAGTTGCAGGCGGCTTTCCACGCCTCGCCGGCATAGCCTCGGCCCCAGAGTTTTGTCTCGCCGATCATGATGCCGACATCGGCGACGTCGTTCGGTGCGTCGTGCCTGGCGCTGAGATTGCCGATGTGCTCGCCGTTCTCGACCAGGTAGATCGCCCAGAGCCGGGATTTGCCGACGAAGGAATTCATGTATCTAAGCTGGGACGACAGGGTATGATCGCGGTGCCGCTGCTCCGAATAGCGCACCACGTCCTTGTCGCGCAGCCAGACAAGGTTCCGCGACGACGTTCTGGTGAGCGGGCGCAGGCTGAGACGTGCGGTGGTAATGCTGGTCATCAGAATGTCGCGACGTTCACCACAACCATCTTCAGATCGCGGATTTTTGCCGGCTCCAGATACTCGGTGCGCTCCTTGACCTTCTTGTTGATGATCTTGATGCGATCGGCGTTGTGCCTTTCGATGGCGGACTTGATGTCGATCTCGAAGAACAGTTCCTGGTCCGTGGCGTCGGTCAGCTTCTGCTCGCCGCTGTAAAGCATCGACTGATCAAGCGGCACGTTCTCGTCGGGATCGGCGATGAAAACCTGGACAAGGCGGCGTGCTGTCATGACGGGTAGCTCCTTTTTGGGTTTTGGCATGTTCGGTACAATTGGCGGCTGGGCTGCGCCCGTTGGCGGCTGGTTCATGAAATTCTGGGCTTGTAGATTTGCGAGTTGGCCGACGCCTATGCCGCCGGCATTGAACACCGGCAGGAGCCCGTTATTGGCAAGCCCGAAGGTGGACGTGTTCGAGCCATAGGCGCTGCTCGCCATCGACGGCATGTCGACGTTCATGCTCATCGCATCCGCTCCAGCAGGTGATCCGCCAGTTTCACCAACGCATCCATGACCAGCCTGATGCCGGCGGCGCTGGTGTCGTAATCACCGAGGGCTTTGCGCTCATCAAGGCCGGCGACGCCGCCCTTGGCACGCTTCGGCTTGCCCATCAGGTCGACCTCCTCGTAAGGCGGATCGCCACGGATCAAGCGAAGTCGGAGGTCGATCATCTCTTCGCGGGTCATGGGACAACCTCGAAACCAGTTGAAACATAGTCTTCGGTGCAGATCGCCATGCGCCGCATATCGTAATGGACACGAACGATCGCCCCTGCGGCGACCGCAGCTTTCATCTTGTCCAAATCGTTCAGATCGTAAACCGTCAGCCAGACGTCTTGCGTCGACATCGACCCTGTCCCGTCGCGCACGATGCCGAGGCTGATATCCAGCGCATAGTAGTTTGGACAAATCAGCGGCGTGCGCATCGAGATTTTCTTGGCCTGGCCGATCATCTCGCCGTCTCTTGAGGTGTAGCCGCATCCTGCGAGGCAGAGCGTCAGCGCGAGACAGAATACCTTCTTCATGTGGTCTCCCTGCTCCAATCGACATCGGTCAGAAGGTGCCGGCTTCCTGCCGTTTCCTTCTCCCGCATGTCCTTCTCGATCAGCCCGCCCACATAATTTGCGGCTGATCGCCGTTCGGACTTCGCCAATTCTTCGGCGCGATGCTTTGCCGACGTTTCAATGGTGATGCGAAGATGCCAATACGTAATCATTGAACGAGATTGAGCCGCGTTTGGCTCGGTGTCAACAAGAATTGAGGAGGCGCTCAAAGTATGCCATCGTGCGGTGATGTCGGCCACCCAGCACCAGCTTGTCCGGACCTTGCAGGCCGCCAAGCGCATCAAGGAAATCCAGGAAGCCGAAAAGCTGGAGGACAGCTTTTATGAATTCCTGAAGGGGGCATGGCCGCAGTTCGATCCGGCCGACTTCGTCGACAACTGGCATCTCGAAGATATTTGCAATCACATGGAGGCGGTGGCGCGCGGGCATATCTCGCGGCTGCTGCTCAACGAGCCGCCCAGGACCGGCAAGACCGCGATCATTTCGATCTGCTTTGTTGCCTGGGTCTGGTGCCAGCGCACCCGGGGACCGCTGCTCGGGCCGCAGGTTTCATTCTTCTATGCATCCTATGCCGAGACACTGTCGCTCGAACACTCCCTGAAATGCCGCCGGCTGATTGAGTCGGCCTGGTATCAGGCGCGCTGGGGCAAGCGGTTCAAGCTGGTTTCCGACCGCAACAGGCTGTCGCACTTCGAGAACAACCAGGGCGGCTACCGGATGTGTTCGTCGGTCGACGCCCGCGCCGCCGGTTTTGGCGCCGATATGCTGATCGCCGACGACCCGCATCTCGTCAAGGAAGCAGAATCCGAAAACGTCCGCGAGGGCGTGGTCCGGTGGTGGTCGGAAACCATGCCGAGCCGACTGAATAACCGGAAGACCGGCGCGATGATCGTGGTGATGCAGCGTATCCATGAGGGCGATCTATCCGGCGATATCCTCATGAGAGACGAGGCGGAGCGGAAGGCCGGCAGGCCGCCGAACTACGTGCATTTCTGCGTTCCGATGTCCTATGTGCCTTGCCAGCACGTCAACGCCTGGGTCGGCGACAAGATCGTGACGTTTATTGGCGACGACGCCGAGGAGATCGACGATGACGAGGTCTTTTGGGCCGATCGCCGCGTCGACGACGGCGACCTGCTGTGGCCGGGACGTTTCCCGGCCAGCGAAGTTTTTAAGCTCGAACGGGAGCTGGGGCCTTACGCCTATGCCGGCCAATACCAGCAGGTGCCGGCGCCTCGCGGCGGCGGCATCATCCGCGAGGAGTGGTGGCAGACGTGGGACAAGGAGACCGCCGAAAAGAACGGCGGTGTTCCAGAAAAATATCCGGGGTTCGAATATATCCTCGCCGCTCTCGACACCGCGTATACCTCAAAAGAGGAAAACGATCCGTCGGCGCTGTCGATCTGGGGCATCTTTCGCGATCCGAACGGCCATCCGCTAATTTTCTTGATGTTCGCTTGGCAGGACCGGCTGCAGTTTCCTGAACTGGTATCCAGGGTCGGTGCCGACTGCAAGAAATTCAAGGTCGACCGGCTGATCATCGAAAACAAGGCGGCCGGGCATTCGGTCGGCCAGGAGCTAGCGCGGCTGTTCGGCTCATTCGATTTTGGCATCGAGCTAATCGATCCGAGAAGCGGTTTTATAAAAAGTCCAGACAAGGTCGCGCGGCTGCAGACCGTCGTTCATTTGTTCGCCGAGGGTCTGATCCACGCGCCGGACAAATCGTGGGCTGACGAGTTGATCAAGCAATGCGCGCTAGTACCGCGAGCCGTCCATGACGACCTCGCCGACACCACATCCATGGCCTTAATTTATTTGCGCCGCGCCGGCTGGGCGGTCAAAAAGGAAGAACGGGCATTCGAACTAGAGGACGAGACCAAGTATCGCCCTCGGTCCGGGGCGTTATATCCGGTTTAGAAAAACGTTGCGTTGATTTGAGAAGAGTAGAGATGCGAGGAGGCAAGATGCGCTGCGCAGCGGTACGTCGCGGCGAGAGAACTGGGTAATCGTTGCGTTGATCTGAGCTGAGCGGAGACGATGTGATGCGAGTCGCGCTGCGATGAGCCGCGCGGCGGAGCGCTAAGAAGAGATGCGAAGCGCTGAGAAATCATTGTGGACGTTGCGTTGAGCTGAGGCGAGCTGAGGAGAGGAGCCGTGCGCAGCGATGCGTTGCGCCGCAGCGAGGCGCGGTGGTTAAACCCATGTCACGCTGACGACCTCGTATCGACCCTTGCTCCCGCCGTTCTGCGGGCGGAACCGGCCAATGCCAACGAACTTCCCCGACTCGATAAGATGTTCCTTGAACACGTCCTCGGTGACGGTGTCGTCTGCAATATTGAACGTGACGTCGGCGTCCCACTTCGGGATAACCGGGAAGGTGCGCCAAACGCGCTTGCCTGATCCTCGAACGCCGTCGGCGTTGCAATAGATGCGCTCACCCTGCACGTCGTCCTTTTTTGTCTTCAGAACGATGTCGTCGAGCACGAGCACGCCGCTCAAAAAATGTTTCGTGTAGGTTGCATTACGGCGCCCTGGTATCTTGTGGCCAAGCAGCTTCGCGGTCGAGTCAAGCGCCATCTTGAAGGCCATTCCGGTAATAAAAATATGGCCATCTTCTGTGGCGTGACATTTCTCGCGCCAAGTTCGTTTTTCGTAGTCATCCGGCCCTTCCTTGTTGAGCTTCGGGAAATCGTGGGCGCGAGATTGCGAATAGGCAGATGTGGATCGAAGTTTTGCGATGCAGGTTTTCATGGTGAAAGTCCTTGCGTTGAGATGAGGGGAGTGGAGACGCGGTGCGGCGCGCCGCGTGGAGATGCGAAGCGTGGCAGAGTGAGGAGACGCGAAGCGAAGAAAATTCCGGTAGTCGTTGCCTTGAGTTGATGTGAGCGGAGTTGCGCTGCGAAGCGTGGCGGTGAGCGGCGAAGCGGCGAAGATTCCGGTAATCGTTGCGTTGAGGCGAGGAGGGCCGAGACGCAATGCGTGGCGAGGAGGCGAGCTGCGCAGCGTAGCGGTGATAATTTCGGTGGTCGTTGAGTGGAGTGGAACGGAGCAGAGCCGCGAAGCGCAGCGACGCAGAGCGTCGAGGGGCGTGGCGTTACGAAGCCAGAAACTTCAACAATTCCTTTGTCGGCTTGAGGTCTTCGTTGGAAGCCCGCTTCACCGAGAGATCATCAAAGGTTTTCGTCCGGTGAAGATCGTGCGTCGCCGACAGAATGAACTGATTGACCTCGTGCTTGATCCGCGTCGATGGTTCGAGCGCGCTGGCGTCGATTGTATCGCTGAGGATGAGCGATCGTCGGGTTCGCAACTTGGTCGTGCGTATTTGCTTTGTTTCGACCTCGACCTTTTGGGCATCATTGCAGATGACGATCGGGCCGGTGCCACGCGGTGTCCCCAGGCGCACCAGTTTGTCGTGTTCCCGGAATAGGATGCGTTTGGCGGTCCTAAAATAGGCGTCGAGATCGGCCCATGGCTGGTTGAACTCCCGGGCAACCTGTTCCCGGGGGACTTCGGTGCCAGCCGGCTGATCCTTCAGGTAATCGACCAGACGGCTGGTGGTGGGGTGGAGATCAAACTTCACGAATCCTCTCCTTGCGTTGCGTTGCGCAGCGTCGCGATGAGTGGAGACGCGACGTTGTACATATAGAATGGGCAGATTTTCCGCAAATATCAAGGTGTACAGTTTTAGACACCTGCGGCGCTATCCAAGCCGGAAAATTCATGCTATTTCCAAGAATTGAGCAATCGCCCACTTCTTGGCAGGCCAGATGGCCACGACCCTACGCCTCGTCGATCCGGAGCAACCGCAGGACCACCTTGATCCTACGGAAATCGATCTTGACGAAGGCAACCACAGTATCACGTTCGACAAGGACGGCGTCGCTCGCATCGAGCACGGCGACGGCAGCGTCACATTTGACGAGAACCCGGACCGCAACGAAGGCGAGGAGCCGGACGAAGATGATTTCTACCGCAATCTGGCCAACGACATCGATGACGAAGAGCTGGGGCGCATCGCGTCCGAGCTATTGACCGGTATCGAACTGGACAAGCAGTCGCGCAAGGACTGGATGGAAAGCCGGGCGGTCGGCATCCGGCTGCTCGGTCTCAAGATCGAAGAGCCGCGCGGCGATCTCGGCACCTCTTCGGCACCACTGGAGGGCATGTCGACGATCCGGCATCCGCTGCTGCTGGAGGCGACGATCCGGTTTCAGGCAACCGCGCGCGGCGAGTTCTTGCCGGCGGCAGGGCCGGTGAAAGTCCGCAATGATCTGCCGATGCGGCCCGATGTGCCGGCACCGCCGCCGGGTGCGCCTCCAGCGCCACCCGCTGGCGCTGCGCCGCCGCCAATCGGCGACAATGGCGGTCCGCCGCTGGTTCCCGAGAGCCAGGAGATGGACGATCTCGCCTCCGCGCTCGAAAAGGACATGAACCATTACCTGACAGTGACGGCGACCGAATACGTGCCGGATACCGACCGGATGCTGTTTTACATTGGGTTCGGCGGTGACGGTTTCAAGAAAGTCTACAACTGCCCGCTGCGCCAGCGGCCGGTGTCCGAATCGGTCGACGCCGAAGATATCATTGTCTCGAACTCCGCGACCGACATCCGCAACTGCGGGCGGGTGACCCATCGGATCAAGATGCGTCCCAGCATCCTAAAGCGGATGCAGATCATCGGCGCCTATCGCGACGTGAAGCTCAGCGCGCCCGATCCCGTGCAGGAAGTCACCGCGCCGGAGCGGGAGAAAGCGGACATCTACGGCTACAAGCCGCAGCCTTCGCAGCCGAAGGATGCCGACCACGAAGTATTCGAGTGCTATTGCGAACTGGACATCCCGAAATTCGCGCCAAAGCAGTTCAAGGACAAGGGCCTGCCTCTCCCTTACGTCGTCACCCTTGAGAGCCAGAGCCGGCAGGTTTTGGCGGTCAGCCGCAACTGGGATGACGATGACGAGCAGTGCCTGACGAAGCAATTTTTCGTCCAGTTCCCGTTCATTCGCGGTCTCGGCTTCTACGGCCTCGGCCTGATCCACATTCTCGGCAACGTCACGATGGCGCTGACCGCGATCTGGCGGATCATGATCGACAACGGGATGTTCGCTAACTTCCCGGGCTTCCTGTTCGCCAAGGCGGCGGGACGCCAAAACACCAATCAGATCAGGGTGCCCCCTGGTGGCGGTTTTCCAGTTGATGTGCCGCCCGGCATGAGAATCCAAGATGCGTTCATGCCGCTGCCGTACAAGGAAACCGGCGCGGCGTTCACCCAACTTGCGAAGGATATCGAAGCGGTTGGCCAGCGTCTCGGCCAGACTGCCGACACCAACATCGGCGAAGGCAAGCAGGACGTTCCGGTCGGAACCACCATGGCGCTGATCGAGCAGGCCACCAAGATCATGGATAGCGTGCACAAGCGGTTGCACGCGGCGCAGGCCGAAGAATTCGGGCTCTTGAAGGAGCGATTCCGCGAAAATCCGGAAGCATTCTTCAAGAACAACAAGAAACCGGCGCGGCAGTGGACCATTGAGCAGTTCAAGAAGGCGCTGGACCAGCACGAGCTGGTGCCGGTTGCTGATCCTAACAACCCGACCAGCCTGCATCGCATAGCAAAAGCGACAATCATCGACACGCTGGTCTCAAAATATCCGCAGGATATGGACAAGCGGAATTCGCTGAAGCGCATCATGCGAATTGCGGATATCGATTCCGAAGGCCTGATGCAGGCGCAGACCGCGCCGCCGCCGCCGGACCCGCGCATGGTCGCGATCCAGGCCAAGGCGCAGGCAGAGGCACAGAATGCCCAGATCGAGCAGCAGAAGCTCATCCTGGAGAAGCAGAAGACCGAGTCCGGCCTACAGAACGACGCCGCCGAGCGCCAGGCCAAGGGCCAGCAGCAGCAGTTCGAGATGGAGATCGAAAAGCTGCGCGTGCAGAACGAATTGATCATTCACGCCAAGGATATGCACCGCGACGACCAGTCCGCGCAGCAGGACATGCAGCTCAAGCAGGCGACCGCCGCGCATGACATCATCAGCGACCATGTCCAGGGCCAGGCATCGCTGCGGCAGGATACGCAGAAGCATCAGCTTGAGATCATCGCAACCGGGCAGAAGCACCAGCAGGAAATCGCGGCGCAGCGCCAGAAGCATGAGATGGACCTCGCTGCCGAGCGCGAGCGCCATCAGCAATCGATCCAACTTGAGCGCGAGAAGCATCAGGCCAGCCTCGAAAACCAGAAAAAGATGGCGGAGGCCAAGGCCGAAGCCATCGGGCCGGCTGAGAAGGAGCGCGCCGGCCGCGAGGGCGAGAAGCACGACCAGCAGATGAAGATCGACGGCGAGAAGCATGAAATGGCCGGCGAGAAGCACAAGGTCGATCTCGCGAACAGCAAGATGCTCGCCGCCGCGAAAGCCAAGGCGATGAACAAGCCCAAACCAAAACCGAGCGGAGATAAGTAATGCCCAATCCACATGAAGACGATATCCGCCGCTCGAACGGCGACAAGCTTGATGCCATGACCGGCGCGCGCGGTGAGCACCCGATAGACCGCGCCTCGCGCATCGCGGGCGTCAAGGTCTCCGCAGCAGCGCAGGGCGATGCGGCATCTCCGGAAGAGGAAGTTTTCGTCGGTGCTCCGGCGCGGCAGATCAGCAACCACGGAACCGTGAGGAAGTAACATGGCTCATTCGCACCACATGCATCGCGAGCATCAGGTTTCTCACCGCCGCGTTGCTCACATTCTCAAGGGTGAGCCGGCCGGTGCGAAGCAGCACGCCAGCGGCAATGCCTTCAGCAAGGTGACCAGCAAGACCGCTGCCGAGAGCCACGACGTATCCGGTAGCAAGGGCGCCAAGCGATACGCACGCGGCGGCAAGGTCAAGCACGGCAAAGGTCATCAGACCAACATCGCGATCGTGACTCCGCATCCCGGCGCTGGCGCACCGCCCATGCCGGGCGGACCCGGCGGCCCAATGCCGCCGCCTCCGATGGCTGGGCCTGGTGGTCCGCCTCCGATGGGTGGTCCTCCAGGTATGCCTCCTGGCGCACCGCCTCCGGGAATGCCGATGCGCGCGCGTGGCGGTCGCACGGGTGCCAACATCGACGGCGAGGACACCGAGGCCAACCAAAAGAAGTGGAGCAAGCGCGCGTCGGCGAACAGGAGCTATGCGCGCGGCGGTGCCGCGAACATGACCGCTGGCGCATTGTCCGGCGAAGGCCGGCTCGAAAAGATCGGGAAATCATGACGGCGATCAAGAGCCAGCACACGAGAATCTTTGAGCAACGCATCGCCGTCCGCCGGCAGGAGATTCTTGAGTCGATGGCGCTTGGTCACGAGAACAACACCTATTGGAGCTTGGTCGGACAAATCCAGGGCATCGACGATGCGCTGAAAATCTCCGAACAGGCCGATTTCACAATCAGCGGAGATGAAGACCCCAATGCCGGTGCATAGTGCCCAGACGATAGAATTCATTAGCCAAGCCAAAGACAAGAAAAAGGCCATCATCGAAGCTGCGGGAAACCTGAACGGCGTTGATGTGTTCAGCGATCTCGTCTTAGTCGGCACCTACATCGAAGACGAGATGACTGCAGGTGGAATCATCAAACCGAAGGAAACTGTGCAGGAATCCGAATTTCAGGGAAAAGTGGGTTTGGTGCTGAGAACCGGTCCGCTTGCGTTCGGTGATTGGGAAGAGGAGGCGGATCGCGGCCAAAACGCGAAGCTTCATACGTGGGTGGCTTTCGCTATCAAAGATACTTGGCCTCTTCAAATAAACAATACGGCATGCCGCGTCGTGCCATACGAAAAACTGCGTATGCGAGTCGATAATCCAACCATGGTATTCTAATGCCGAGATTGAAACCACCGCCGGCCAAGCCGGAACAGGAACTTGAGATCGAGGACCGCACGCCGCCGGTCGGCGAGGTCGAGATTGAACTGTCCGCCGACCCGTCAGGCGAGACCGAAGTCGACCTTCACCCATCGCCGACGGTGCAAGCGGAACTGAAGCCGGAGCCCAAGCCGGAGCCGGTTGTCGAAGACAATCCGCTGCAGAAAGCGCTGGACCAAGTGGCCCGCGCCGAGGAAATACAGCGCACGGCGCTCCGCGAGCGCGATGAGATTCGCCGCCAGGCCAGCGAACGCGAGGAAGAGCTGACGCGCGACCGCGACGACGCGCAATACAATTCGGTGCTGACCGCGATTGCCGCCGAACAGTCGACGCTGGACAAGGCGGAAGGCGACTATGCGGCGTTCGCCTCCGCAGGCGACTGGACATCGGCCGCCAAGGCGCAGCGGATCATCGCATCGGCGAGCGCGCGGCTTGATCGCCTCGAAGACGGCAAGCAGGCGTTCGAGAGCAAGCGCGAAACCGGCAAGACGGCACCGCCGGAAAGGAAGCCAGCGCCGCAGGATGCCACGCTCGATTTCGAGCAGCGCATTGCGACGTTGCCGACGACTGCCAAGGACTGGCTGCGCAAGCATCCGGAATTCATCAACGATACCGCGCAAAACCGGAAAATTCAGGCGGCGCATGGCTCGATCGTCGAACTCGACGGCGTCGAACCGTTCTCAGCCGCCTATTTCGACGCGCTCGATACCCGCTTCGGCTTCAAGGCCGCACCGCAGCCCGAACCCAAGCCGGCGCCGCAACCACAACGTAGGAGTATGCCCATGTCCGCCCCTGTTTCCCGCGACGTTCCGACGCCATCGGGCCAGCGGCAGGAAAATTCGTCCAAGGTTACCCTGAGCGCTGAGGAGCGCCAGATTGCGCGGAACGCGATCGTGGATCGTCCTGACATGCCCAAAATGAGCAATGAGCAGAAAGAACTGATCTACGCGCGCAACAAGCAGAAACTGCATCGGATGCGCGCCAATGGCGAATACCGGGCAACCACGGAGCAAACCGGATGACGATTGAGATTATCGAACCGACCGACGCCGAGCGCGGAGAAGTCCCGATAAAGAAGCGCGGTGGTTGGCCGAGGGGCAAGCCACGTCAAGCCAGAGCAGCGCCAGCGCCTGAAAACGTAAAGGCTGCGGCCGATCGGGCGATGTCTCCCATGCTCGCCAAGATGAAGGCGCGGCCGAACTGGGAAAGCGAGGACTTTGTCGGTGTCGGTATTGACGGCGTCGATCGCCTAAAAGTTTCGGCGGAGAAGCTTGATGCGCTGCATCGCGACGGCATTGCCCTGCAATGGGTCACCCGATCGGTGCGCGGCCAAGAAATGCCGCAGGAACTGTCCAAGATGACCAAGGGCGGCTGGACCCCAGTTCACCAATCCGACTTCGACGGACTCTTGGACGGCGACTTCATGCCGAAGGGCCATGACGACATCATCACCGTCGATGACTGCATGCTGGTGGCGCGGCCGAGAGAAATCCAGGCCAAGGCGCGGGCGGCGGAGCGCCGCGAGGCGTCAAGGCCGCTGCAGATCACCGAGGAGCAGCTTGGCCACGGCATTCCCGGCGTCACTGGCTCCGACCATCCAACCGCGACCCGTGGCAATACCATCAGGCGCACGATGGAGCGTGTCGAAATTCCGGAATGATCCCCCTATTGCATTCCTGAAACAATTGAACTAGAACTCAAAGCATGGGCCGCGCTGGCCCATGTAATTTCCCCGCACGCCGTGGGGCTCAAGTGACGACCAAGGACGCGAATTGTCGCGGCTGGTCGCATTACGGAGCCGCCACATGGCAAATATCCTAGCTAATCCAACTCAGGGCTTTCAGACCTTCGGCCTCGCCGAAGGCAATTCCCCGACCGCTGGCATGACGCCGATGTGGATCGCGTCGACCGATGCCAGTTTGATCTTTCGTGGCGATCCGGTTGTCACATCCTCAGCCGGCGGCACCAACAATTCGGGTGCCTACATCACGTCACTGCAGATATCCTCGCCATCATCCGGCTTCCTGTGCCGGGGTGTCTTCCAAGGCTGCTACCAGTTCCAGCCATCCGCTGGCCGCGTGGTCTGGAGCAATTTCTATAACGGCGTGGTGACCGGCTCAACCGGCGACATCAAGGCCTACATTATCGACCACCCCGATGCGCAGTTCATCGTCCAGGCATCGACCAAAGGCACGATCACGTCGTCCTTCATTGGTCTCAACATCGGCGTCACCCTCAACACCACGACCGGCAATACCACGACCGGCTATTCCAACATCACGGTGGAGTCGAGCATTGTCGGCTCCCTCTCGTCATTGCCGTTTCGGATCGTCGATTTCTATTCGGCCTATGCGCCGCCCGGCGGTCTGCAGGGACCGGCCTTCGGTTCCAGCGCCACCAATCTGGTGAATGGCACCGACAACTCCAACCCGGCGAACATCATCGTCGTCCGCCTCAACAACTGCGATCGCGTCAGTCTGACGGCGCGCAGCTCGTAAGGGAGGACACGTAAATGCCCGTAGCACTTTCGCAAATCAAGGACCTCCTGCTTCCCGGTCTGTGGGGCATCGATGGTCGTTATCCGATGATCGAGCGGCAATGGCCGCAGATTTTCAAATCGGTTGACAGCAACATGGCGCTGGAGCGTCGCGCCGCGATGCGCTTCCTGGGCTATGCGCAGCTCAAGAACGAAGGCGCCCCGAGCGCGACCGATAACAACATGGGTCAGCGTTTTATCTATAACGCGACTCACTTCGAAATCGCGTTGATGTACGCGATCACCCGACCGACCATCGACGACAATCTCTACAAGGCGGAGTTCGGTCCGAACAACGACGGCCTGATGGAGTCGTTCAAGGAGACCGAGGAAGTCTACGCCGCCAACCTCCTGAACACGGCCACCACGTTCAACCCGACGGTCGTGGGCGACGGCGTCTCGCTGATCAATACTGCGCACCCGATCGATGGTACATCGATCGCCAACCAGCCATCGCCGGACGTCAGCCTCAACGAAACCTCGCTGCTCAATGCCGCGATTGCCATCCGCTCGACCTGGAAGAATAACGCCGGTCTGAAGGTGCATGCGCGCGGCCAGAAGCTGGTCGTGCCGGCCAACCTGGAGCCGATCGCGGCGCGGCTGTTCCGTTCGGAACTTCGCGTCGGCACCGGCAACAACGACATCAACGCGATCAAGGAAATGGAGCAGTCCTTCAAGGATGGCTACATGGTCTACGACTACCTGACCTCCAGCTTCGCGTGGTTTGTGCTGACCAACGTTCCCGGTCTGGTGTTCTTCCAGCGCAAGGCGTTCGAGACCGACATGAGCGTCGAGTTCTCGACCGACAACCTTCTGGTCAAGGGCTACCAGCGCTATGTGCCGAGCTATTACGACTGGCGCCACCTCTACGGCACCTTCCCGACCTCGTGATGGCGGAGGAATGAACTCATGACCGTCACAGCACTCTCTGGCCCGATCGTTCAGTTCGGCACGGTTACCACATCGACCGCCGGCACGGGAATTCTCGGCCAGGATTTGGAGCATAACGAGCAGCGCGGGCCGATGATCACCGATCTCGGCGATTCGATGATGGACCCGCGCGCTGCGTTTGGCTACCAGCCAGGTTCTGGCGTTGGCGTGCAGACGCTCGGGTTTTACAACAATACCGCCATGATTGATTATGTCCCGGCGGCCATCAATTCCAGCGCGTTTGTCGTGAACACTGCCAGCTCGGGCGTGTCGACATTCACGTTGGCCGCCGCGTCCTCGGCGGGCGGGACCTTCTCGACCACCATCATCGCGCCCGAAACCGGCAAGGCGACCGGCACGTTGATCGCGATCGATTCTACGGCTGCAGTTCTGACCTTCGGTTCGGCCGGCACCATCGCTGTCTGGAATCCGGGCGCTGGTACCGGACGCAATATCACGATCAAGCCGTCGAGCAACCTTGACGCCGGTAACTACTCGGTCGCAGGCCGCGATCAATACGGTTTCAAGATGACCGAGAATATCGCGGGCGGCTCGACCAACCTCGCTGGCAAAAAGGCGTTCAAGTACATCTCGTCGATTACCAACACGACGACTGTGACATCAACCGGCATCCTGGTCGGCTTCGGCGATACCTTTGGTTACCCGCTCTATACGCCCTACATCGGCGTGAATGCCATGACCATGGTCACCGCGACAGCATCCCAAGCGGCAACATTTATCACCACCACCATCTCGCCAGCGCTGCTGTCGAGCATAGCCGCGATTTCAACCAACGCCGACGTTCGCGGCACCTATGCCTCGTCAACCACCACCAACGGCACCATTCGGCTGCAGATGATAGTCACCCCGACGGCATCGGCGGTGGCGACAGTTACTTCGACCAACGTGGCTCCGCTGTTTGGCGTCACCCAATTCTCGTCGGTCTAACAAGGAGCCGAGCGATGGCAAATCGTCACAAGATGTGCAAGGCCAAGGGCGGCGCTACCAGCATGTCCGGCCGGACGGCTTACGATGGCCAGGGCAGCAATGTCATGAAGGAAGCCAAGCAGTTGAAGGGTGGCGGCAAGGTCGCCGGCAGCAAGGGCCGGAGCCGCATCAAGAAGGCCGGTGGCGGCGGCGTCGGATCGGACAAGAACCCTTTCAGCTCGGCTCACCGGGGGTAGGTCGCGCCTCGGGTGGTAAGGCCGGCCACTGGATTGCGGGCGCGATAAAGCATCCAGGTGCGCTGCACCGGGCGCTCCATGTTCCAGAGGGCGAGAAAATCCCGGCGAACAAGATGGCCAAGGCCGCGCATTCGGAAAACCCGCGCATGCGGCGGATGGCGGGTCTCGCCAAGACGCTCAAGGGAATGCATTGAATGCCGACTACCACGCTTTCATCGGTCGGAACGTCGCCGCCAGTTAACCTGAACTGGCGCGGTTCGAAACCGATTACGACTCTGGTAACGCTTGGCAGCACCACCATGACGGTGGACTTTACGATTCAATTTACGCTGGATGATCTTCAGCTTTCCAGCAGCCCTACATGGATTGCTTTGGGCTCCAGCACCGGGTCGTCTGCGACCCATTTCTCCAGCGCGAATGCCGATGCGAGCGTTACCGTCGGCTTCCTCTATCCCATTGCCGGGCTGCGGATTTCAAGCACGGCGATCAGCAGCAGTTCTCTCACATTGAAAGCGCTGCAGGGCGAGGGTTGGTAAATGCCGACTCCCTCCGGTTATATCGGAGCCTACATCGCCGACTATATCGCCTTTAGCGTCGCCGGTTCCTTTCCTGGCGATGCCGGAGTTCCGGGATGGGTGCTATCTGGCGCATCCGTTGATCTGGATTTTGCGAATGGTCGCTACTTCGGCGGCACGCTTGCATCGCTGCTTTCAATCACGCGGGCATCGAATGAGACCGATCTCCTGCCATCTTCGGCATCCGGTTACGTCTACAATACGTTCGGCAGCAATGTTCTCGCGATATCGCCAACGTTCGGCCTGCTGATCTTCGAGGCGCGCACTAACCAGCTTCTCAACAGCACCGCACCGGCCACGCAGACAACCGCATCGCTTGGCACCGGCACCTATACGCTGTGGGTCAACGGTTCAGGTTCGGCTACGCCTTCAGGTGGAACGGCAACGATAACGGGAGCGGCTGCGGCGACGAATGGAGCGCCGAACACTTTCACCGTCACCGTTGCCGGCACGGTCACGGTGACGGTCGGCGGTTCGCTGAATTTCTTCCAGCTTGAGGCGGGTGCCTTCGGCACATCAGGCATCGTGACGGCAGGTGCTACAGCGACGCGAGCGGCGGATGTGGTTTCGATAATCGGAAACGCTAAATCAGCCGCATTGAGCCTCCCAGGCAGTCTTGTTATCAAGACTTTGGGTTCTCCAAACACAGGAGCTACACCATTTATTTTCTGTTGGGACGCCGTCAACTTTGGTCACAGTATCCATTCTAACGATTTCTCTAATGTCAATCGCCGGGATGTGTCGGATAATTCGGGAGGATCGATAACCATCACTAATGCGAATGCCGTAACCGGGACGAGCAAGCTTGGACTTTCATGGGGGGCAACGACTGGGCACACCCTCGTAGCGGATAATGGAACGGCATCGACTGATGTTGCTACTGTTGATGTGAAGACGATAACTCCGGTGCTTGGCTCTAATATGGGATCAAATAATTTCTTTGATGGGACATTCTCTCGTGTGACATTGTGGAATACGCGCCTAGCCGATGCTACCTTGAAAGCCTTCACAGTATGATCGATTACTTTTGCATTTTCGCCAATGCAGCTGCCGCGCAGGCTGATGCGACTGTCGGTCCGTTCTGGAATGCAGCTGCCGGTGTATGGGACACCAGCACCACGTTTCCGGGTGTCAGCGTCATTACACCTGCTGCTCTTGTAAACGGCATTAGTTCGCTAACTGGATTCTGGATCGTGATATCCCGCGTTGCAACAAGTCCTGCGCTTGATGCGATCTGCGTCATGAAACTGGATCGTGATCTTGGGGTAGTGAACGGAGCATTTGTTCTTGCCGGCACGATCACCGGCACGAATAGGACGAACCTGATCTTTCAGCCTGTGCCCCATGGTTCGGGATACCCAAGGCCGTTGG